CCCGATGAAAGCGCTCTGCCATGCTGTGTTTGCAACAGCGTTTGCCAAAACTTCAGATGACACGCTCAAGGTTTTCGTAAACCATCAATTCAGCGGAACATAAACCATGTCGAAAATAGAAACATTCTATATCAAGCAGAACGACCGGCAGCCGAATTATACGTTTGTGGTCAAGGATAGTGACGGTGATGTTGTCAACATTGCCGGGGCAACTATTGTTTGCACCATGAAAAATGTCCGCACTGGCACGGTTAAGATCAACCGGCAAAGCACCGGGATCAGTATCACGGACGGCGCGAACGGTGAAGCCGAATATCAATGGCAATCCGGGGACACGGATACAGTCGGAAAGTATCATATTGAATTTGAAATCGACCCGGTTGTCGGTGAAAAGTTCACGCTGCCGGTCGACCCTAAAGACGTTGCCGAAGTGTTTGTCGTTAGCTCGCTTGATACAACATAAGGAAATGCAATGGCCTATGTAATTTTTGACGAAGTTATTGCCCGGTATCCGATCCTTGAAACATGGGGCAAATCACAAACCGAGGTAAACAGCGATCTGATTTATTATTCGGAGATCGAATTGAACAGCCGCCTTGGTTCGAAATTTACGGTGCCGTTCTCGGGGCCGCCTCCGACAATCAAGGACCTAACGATTGATCTTTGCTACTGCAAGGCGCTCCGGACAAAAGATCCTGACAAAGCGGTCAAGGTTTGCCAGATGGTTTCGGAAAGGATTGATGATATTCTGAACGGAACGGCGTCGATCTGCACGGGTTCAGGCACGATTATTGAGGTATCCGGCGCGGATCAGGAGGTTTGGTCAAGCAACCTGGATTACTATCCGACCCATTCCATGCTGGACCCGGAATCTAAATACACCCAGATTGACCCGGATTTGCTTGACGATCTTGAGGATGAGCGCGGATAAATGACGGTTCACATGACCATAGATTCAAAGCGGTTCAATAAGCGCATGGGCAAGATCATGTCGAACATGGAGAATCGTCGGAGTTTGTACGCCCAGGCGGTCGTAATCGCAGACAAGTGGATACAGGATAACTTTAAATTTGAGGGCGCGCTGGCGCAAGAAGGCGGCTGGAAGCCCCTCAAGGCTGCGACGTTGGCACGACGACGAAAAGGCAAGGGCAAGGGTAGCCCCAAAATTTTACAGGACACAGGGCAGCTTAAAAGCCGTTGGAAACACCAATGGACGGCTCGGTTCGGCAAGATTCAATCGGGCGTAATTTACGGCACGACTCATCATGAGGGCTACAAGCCGTTGAAAATCCCGGCCAGGCCGATACTGCCGACGGAAGAACAGCTTATGCCAAAGTTAATAAAGCTGGCTGAATTGTGGGTAAATGGAGCGTTCAGAAAATGATTAATTTTAAAACCATATTGAGGGGCGTCGAAAAGGTTCTACGCGATAACTTGACCGGATATACGATCACGCGAAATGAACCGAGAAACCAGGACCCTGACACAGCCGCAAAAGGTAGCGGCTGGATTGGGATTTACAGGGGCAAGCTCGGTTATTCGTCATATGCGATCGGCGGCACGCCCTGGATGGTCGAGGTTGAAACGAAAATCGAAATACAATGTGCAAGCATGGCCAGCGGGGAAGATGCCGAGGATCGCTTGCAGGACGCCGAGACAGAGGTTTTAACGGTATTGAACGCAAATAAAAAACTTAATAACACCGTGGATATGACAAACGGTTACGACATAGAATACGAATACAACGACTTGGAAGAAGTTTATCATCATGCTGCAATCATCACATTGAAATCAGAGGCAAGAGCATAATTAAAGGAGGTTAAACAAAATGGCATACGGACAAGAGGGGCACATTGGTATAAGTTTTCAGGACTCGCTTGGCACGGCAAACGTTGGCTCGTTAGATTATTTTAACTTCATTTCCGAAGGTTTGGTCGAAAACATTGAGGATCTAATCAGCGAGTCTTTAACGTCGCGCCTTGACGAGCCGGATGCTTATGCAGGGATGAGGGGCGTTGAGGGTGACATTGTTCTTGAGGTCAACCCGCTCGCAATTGGCAAATTACTGAAAGCGTGGGCAGGGCAAAGTTCCATGAGCGGGTATTCAGGGTCATGCTATACGCATGAGTTTATTCCGCGTTCCGGCGATTGGGAAGAGGAGCGTTGTGCATTGCAACCCTGCACGATTGAAGTTTATCGGGACACGGGTTCTGCATATCAATATTTCGATTGCATGTTGAACACGCTCACATTTGAAATTGCCCAGGGCACGCTTTACAAATGCACGGCAGGATTTATCGGCGCACAGTTTGCGTGGATGAGCAAAACAACTCCGTCATATGATGCCGGAAGTTATTTCTCATGGGACGTTGTTTCTGTCAGCCTGGCCGGTTCGGGTGTGAGTCACATTTCGGAACTTTCAGTTGCTTGCAATAACAATCTCGAAGGCAAGGCGTTTCTCGATTTAAAAAGATATCCGTCGAGGATATTACGAACGGATTTCAGAACGGTTGAAATCAGCGGGAACATGCTGCTTGTAGGCGATGCTGAGGCCAGGAATTACAATACAAAGGCCTTGCAAAGGTTGATCATGACGGCAACCGATCCAACAACGGTCGCGCTCGGGCACAATACACTTAAAATCGACATCCCCAAAATGCAATACACGGAGTTTCCCGCGAACATAGGCGGTCAGGGGTTGGTCGAGGTCGGGTTCTCGGCGAAAGGCAAGTATGATTCATCGTCTGCTTATTCGATTAAGTTCACGCTGATAAATACAACGGCTTCTTATTAACAATAAAACGGGGGGCATTATGGAGGATATTAAAACAGGCTGGATGAAGTTCGAAACCGAGTACAACGGCAACATGATTTCAATGGAGTTATTGCCGATGGAAACCATGGCCATGCTGGATCTGCTGGATCTTGCGACCGGAGATCCAAAAGCAATCATGCCAATAATTGAGCCATATTTCGAAAAGTATGTCAGGAATATTGACGGTATCACGATAAACGGTGATCCACCGAAAGCGAATCAATTCGCAACTGTCGGGAGGCTGTATGCGCTTGCAATGGTGATATTGACGGAACTCGGCATGATTTCGCAACTGTCGGAAAATGAAAGAAAAAACTTAAAAGGGCTGTCCGGTTTGCCAGCATTAACCAAACAAGAACCGAGCGAGTAAAGAGCCGTGGCGTACAATACTGGCTGAATTTATTTAATGTTTGTCATGAATGGCACGGAGATCATTACGCTTTAAGGGAATTGGAACTGCTTGGGCAGCCCTATTATTTATACGAAATTTTCAACTTAATTAAAAATGAGGAAATGGACATAATCCTAAAGGCAAAGAAAAAATAATGGCCGAGCGATTAAACATAATTATCGATGCGAAAGACCATTTTTCGGGAGCATTCGGAAAGTTAAAGAGCATGATGCCGTCGATGAAGCAGCTTGCTGTCGGCGCCGGGGCTGCGTTTGTTGGACTCGGAACTGCTATAATTGCAACCGCAAAAACGACAGCGACAGCCTATGATGCGACCAGAAAGTTTGCCGATCAGTTGGGAGTAGGCACCGAATTTCTGTCAAAGTATGCGGTCGCGGCTGACTTTTCCGGCGTAAAGACGGAAACGTTCAACAAGTCGATTCAGATGCTTCAGGTTCGCATAGGTGAGGCCGCAAAGGGTATAGGCCAGGGCAAGGACGCAATGGATCAGCTTGGTGTTTCGCTTTATACCACAGCGGGACAGTTGAAAACATCCGAGCAAATCCTGCCGGAACTTGCGGATGCGTTTCACAATATGTCGAACGCGACCGAACGAGCGGAAGCGGCCAGCAAGGTATTTGGTCAGCGTGGTATGGCTATGCTTCAAATGTTTACAAAAGGTTCAGCTGGCCTGGCTGAAATGACCGCAGAGGCCGAGAAGTTCGGGCTTGTCATATCCGAAAAGGCCGCGAACAATGCCGCTGCGTTTAACGATTCGCTAACGCGCATGGGCGGGTCGCTTAAAGGGGTTAAGAACGCGATCGCCGAAGAGTTGATGCCGACACTTGCTGGTCTGGCGAATAAGTTTGCGGATTTCGTTGCAGAAAACAGGACGCAGATCGTTGGTTTCGCAGAGACTTTCTTAAAAGCAATGGGTAAGGTTGTCGAATATAGCGCCTATGGCGTTGCGACTATGGTTGAAAGTTGGCGCGGGTTGACGATGGTGTGGAATGTTTTAAAGATCGCGTTTGCCGAACTTTCAATCGCGCTTAATGCGGGCATAAATTTCCTGGTTGAAAAACTTCAATGGATGCTTGAAAAAGTAAACTTCAGGGGTATTTTCGACAATGATATTGCAGCACTCAATGCTGTAAAGTCGAATGTGTCCGGCGCGATTGGCGAGATGGTTTTAATGAAAGAAACCGCAATCGCAAGTCTGTCCGAAATTGCTGGCGATACGTCGGCATTTGAAAAAATCGACCAGATAAAAGAATATTTTAAGACCGCAATGGCAGAAATCCGGGCAGCGGGCATGGGGGGAGAATCCGAAGGTGGGGAGGTGCAGGGTATAGGGCTCGCATCAACAGCCAATGTAGCAAAAACCCAGGAGAACTTAACAGCCTTGCGAGCACTGTATGATCAATACATGCTTGACGATGAGGGG